CGAGGTTCACGCCGATCTTGTTATCGACGAACTGGATGAAGCAGAAGACGAGATCGCCCGGCCCTATATAGTTACGATTGAGCGCGGTACCACCGAAATATTGGCTATCCGCCGTAATTGGGAACCCGAAGACCCTCTGATGCTTAAACGCCAGCACTTTGTGCATTATGTATATGTACCGGGGTTCGGGTTCTACGGGCTAGGGCTTATCCACATTATTGGTGGCTACGCACGCGCGGGTACTTCTATTATCCGCCAGCTTGTAGACGCAGGCACGTTGTCTAACTTACCGGGTGGTCTAAAATCCCGTGGTATGCGTATTAAGGGAGATGATACTCCCATTGAACCGGGTGAGTTCCGTGATGTAGATGTGCCCAGTGGGTCTATCCGCGATAACATCAGTTTCCTACCCTATAAAGAGCCGTCGCAAACCCTTCTTCAACTACTCGACAAGATCACCAACGAGGGCCGTAGGCTCGGCGCTATCAGTGATATGAACATCTCTGATATGTCTGCTAACGCCCCGGTGGGCACGACACTGGCTCTCCTTGAACGCACCTTGAAGCCTATGGCTGCGGTACAGGCACGCGTTCACTACGCTATGAAACAGGAGTTCAAGCTCCTCAAAGCCATCATGGCAGAGTACGCCCCTGCTGAGTATGACTACCAACCCCATCGCGGGGAGGTGTGTGCTCGACAAGCTGACTATATGATGGTGGATGTGATCCCTGTCAGTGACCCGAACAGTTCGACAATGGCGCAGCGGGTTGTACAGTATCAAGCTGTCTTGCAGATGTCTCAATCTGCGCCCCAGATCTATGACCTGCCTCAGTTACATCGACAGATGATCGAGGTACTGGGTGTTAAGAACGCTGATAAACTTGTCCCTGTAAAGGACGACGCAAAACCTACCGATCCGGTAAGCGAGAACATGGACGCACTTATGGGCAAGCCTATGAGCGCGTTTATCTACCAAGACCACGACGCTCATATCGGGACACACACGTCGTTCATGCAAGATCCTATGGTTGCCCAGTTAATCGGGCAGAACCCGCAAGCACAGCAGATTATGGCGTCTCTACAGGCCCATATAGCGGAGCATCTAGGGTTTAACTACCGTAAGCAGATTGAAGAGAAACTCGGTGTCCCGCTTCCGCCACCGAATGCAGAACTGTCCGAGGAGGTGGAAGTCCAGCTTGCGCGGCTTGTCGCCGACGCGGGTAAACAACTTACACAGGCCCACCAGCAGGAAGCCGCACAGAAACAGGCACAAGAACAAGCACAAGATCCTATACTTCAGTTACGGCGCGAAGAAGTCGCCGTTAAACAGGCTGAAGTCCAGCGCAAGGGGCAGAAAGATAAGGCTGATGCAACACTTCAGCAAACCGACCTGCGACGTAAAGCCCAGAAAGACAAGACAGACGCGGCTGTAAACGCGCAGCGGGTAGAGAACGAGCAGGTTGCACTCGTTATAGATGCGAAGAAATCTAAATTGAAGATAGACGCAGACGCAGTACGTGAATCTGACAAACTGGATCTTGAAATTTTCAAAGCAGTAACTAATCCAAACAAGGACCAATCATCTTAAACAAGGAGTGATGTTATGAACTGGATTACAAGCAGACTTAAAGAGCCGTCGAGTTACGCCGCCGCTGGTGGCGCTGTCGTCGGAATTGGCGTGTTAATTTCACAGCCCGTTGTTATTATTGTCGGCATTGTTGGCGGCGCTCTTGGCTTCCTGCTGAAGGAAAAAGGCGTCATCTGATGATCGTATGGCAGGCCGAATTGCCGGACTTCAGGGCACCATGACACTGGAGGTTTAACAAGTATGGCGAAAACCGTCTTTGACGTGCTTAAAGAACGTATCGGGGAACAAAGATCCTCTGCGGTAGCATTTCTTGTCAGTGGTGGCTCTAAAGACTACGCCCAGTACAAGGAAGTGTGTGGCTTGATTCGGGGTCTCGAAGACACACTCTCCAATATGGAAGACCTCTCGCGCAATTTTATGGAAGATGACGATGACTGAAGCAGCTATAGAACTTACCGCTGAAGAAGCAGAACTTGAAGCGCAGTTGCCTATACCAGTCGGGTATAGACTTCTGGTAGCCCTTCCCGACATTGAAGATCACTACCAAGGTAGTTCTCTCTTGAAGACGGAAACAGAGAAACACCGTGAATATATCCTGTCTATAATGGGTGTTGTTATAGATATGGGTGAGGACGCGTTTTCCAATGAAGAGCGCTTCCCTAGCGGTTCGTGGTGCAAGATTGGTGACTACGTTATGTTTCGTATGAACACCGGCACGCGTTTTACGGTTAACGGGAAAGAGTTCCGTCTTATGAATGACGATTCCATCGAGGCAGTTATTCCTGATCCTCGCGGCATCTGCAACGTTTAGGAGATAGAGTATGCCCTTCCAAAAAGTAGAGTTTGAGTTTCCAGACGGTGACGACAATGACGAAGAGACAAATGAAATTGAGATCGAACCTTCAAGCGCGCTTACTGTTGATCTATCAGGCAAGAGTTCCCCGGAACCGGAACCGGAACTTGTAGTAGAGGAGGAATCTGATGACTTCGAAATAGAAGTTATTGATGATACCCCCAAAGCAGACAGGGGTCGTAAGCCTTCGGAACCCCCGGAAGAAGTTACCGAGGAAGAGCTTGAAGACTATTCCGACAAAGTTCGTAACCGGATCAAGCATTTCAGCAAGGGTTACCACGACGAGCGTCGTGCAAAAGAGCAGGCGCTTCGTGAACGTGAGGAACTTGAGCGGTACACACAACAGCTTGTTGACGAGAACAAAGGGTTAAAAAGCTCCCAAAGCAAGAACCAGACAGTGCTTCTGGAGCAAGCTAAACGGGGTACTGCCGGTGAGTTGGAAGAAGCCAAGCGTGAGTATAAGGAAGCATACGAAGCTGGTGACTCAGACGCAGTTGTCGAAGCACAAGAGAAGTTAACAGTCGCCAAGATAAAATCTGATCGACTGGATAATATAAGGTTGCCTGCTCTGCAAGAAGAAGATACGGTAGAACAGGTTAACACGCAGGACGCTCCAGTACCTGTTGACGAGCGAGCCGCAGAGTGGGCTAAGTCCAACGAGTGGTTTGGTTCTGATGACGAGATGACAAGTTTTGTTCTGGGGTTGCATAATAAACTTGTCAAAACGGGTGTAAGCCCGCAAAGTGATGAATACTACGAGACTATAGATGCTCGTATGCGCAAGATATTCCCGGAAGAGTTCGGGGATATTGAAATAGCAGAGACACCGAAACGCCGATCTAATGTGGTCGCACCCGCTACGCGAAGCACTTCACCCAAGAAGGTGAAGTTAACTAAAACACAGGTAGATCTAGCGAAACGTTTAGGAGTTTCTCTTGAAGATTACGCCAAACAGGTTGCAATAGAGATGAGGAAAAGCGCAAATGGCTGATAATCGTATTGACCGTGAGCAGACGACCCGTGAAAAAACGACCCGTAAAAGAGCTTGGCAGCGCCCCGAGGTGCTTCCGTCACCTACTCCCGAGCCGGGTTACGCATTTCATTGGATACGTGTAGCTACATTAGGTCAGATTGACGCTACGAATGTTTCCTCAAAGTTACGCGAAGGTTGGGAGCCGGTTAAAGCGGAAGACCACCCGGAGATTACAATGGTTGCCGTTGAGCAAGAAAAGTTCAAAGATAATATTGTAATCGGGGGGTTGATGCTTTGCAAAGCTCCAAAAGAGATGGTTGAAGAGCGTAATGAGTACTTTGGTCAACAAAGTAAAGCGCAGATTGCTTCAGTCGATAACAACCTGATGCGAGAAAACGATCCTCGTATGCCGCTTTTTAACGACCGGCAGTCGAAGGTCACTTTTGGTAATGGAACTTAATCATTTAGCTCGGGAGTTATAAGCAATGGCTTATCCAACGGTAGACGGTCCTTATGGACTAAAACCGGTTAAAATGATTAGCGGCTCCCCCTATAACGGTGTCACACGGCAATATCGTATTGCTAGTGCTTATGCTACTGATATCTTTTACGGGGATGTTGTTAAACTTGTAACCGGAGGCACTGTAGAACGTGATACTGCAGATGCCGCAATGACGCCTATTGGTGTCTTTATGGGGTGTACCTACACAGACCCCAGTACGTCCCAACCTACGTTCAAACAATATTGGCCCGCTAGCACTGTTGCCAGCGACGCTAGGGCGTTCGTGGTTGATGCTACAGACGTACTATTCAAGGTCGCAGTAATTTCTTCT